TGGCCAAGTATCTTGGGTCAGTTTGTGTATCTCCGCACTTACTCACGGTTTATTGAAAAACTTGGGAGACGTGAAACATGGAAGGAAACCGTTACACGAGTTGTAGAGTACACAATCGGACTAGATACTATTTCTGAACATCACGAAAAGGTTACGGAAGCGGAGCAGCTTTTTGAGTATATGTTTAAACTCAAAGTATTTCCCGCCGGTCGTACGTTGTGGACTGGCGGTACCGAGGCAGCAAAGAAATATCCGCTATCCAACTTTAACTGCTCGTTCACCGTTATTAAAGATTTTGAAGCGTTTACTGACGCGTTCTACTTGATGATGCTTGGTACTGGTGTAGGGTTTCGCGTACTTCCTGAGGACGTCGCTACGTTACCAAGACTGCGTATGCGCTCATTGAGTGTTGAGCATGACACTTACTACCCAACACCGAAAGAACACCGAAACGAGACGACTGTTTCGTACAAGGAAGTTGTGCGTGGTGTGTTTACAAATGTCATAATTATCGGCGACTCGAAAGAGGGCTGGGTTGACGGACTTGCACGATTACTCGAGGCATTCACCGACAACAGCGTAGCTAAGGTATTAATTAACTACAACTCAGTGCGCCCCGCGGGCGAAGTACTTAAGACCTTTGGTGGCCGTGCTTCAGGGCACGAAGCATTGAAGAACATGTACACGAAGATTGCGGACACTCTCAACGAGGGTATTCTCGCCGATCGGTACACTATCTCTACGCTGCAGGCCATGGACATCATGAACTTGATTGGTGAAGCTGTGGTAGTCGGTGGTGTTCGCCGCTCTAGTGAGATTACGCTGTTTGACATTAACGATGAATCAGTGCTTACTGCGAAGCAAGATCTCTGGTCAGATCCATCTAAGCAATCTAAGCGATTTCGCTCTATGTCGAACAACTCCGTGTTCTTTACGCGTAAACCGACCAAAGAGCAGCTTGTTAAGATTTTCGACTTGATCTCCGTTAATGGAGAGCCCGGTTTTATCAACGCAGAGGCCTCGGCCAAACGTCGCAAATGGTACGCGGGTACTAATCCTTGTGCAGAGATCCTGCTTGCTGACAAGGGCGTGTGCAATCTGTCCGAAGTCAACGTGCGCGCGTTCGTGGTTCAGGACCCCAGCGGTCGCAACGTCATCGATATTTACGACCTGCACGAGGCTATTCAAATGGCTACGCGTATCGGTGTGCGTATGGCCACGCTTGAGTTAGAACTCCCGAAGTGGAATGCTACGCAAGCGCGTGACCGTCTCACGGGCGTAAGTCTTACTGGATACGTCGAAGCTATGGATGCGGTGGGATGTGATTCAACAGTATCCTCCAGCGCTGTACCAGACGTCACCAGACGCTTGGAAATCGATCAACCCTCATACGGGTACACTTATTCGTTAGAATCGTTCCTGTACGATCTACGGCTGGTTGCTAACCGTGAAGCGAAGAGCTACGCAACCGAATTACGCATTGCTCCACCGCTGTTGGTCACGTGCGTGAAACCATCAGGAACTATTGCACAACTGCCCACGGTAAGTAGCGGAGCACACGCGTCCTATGCACCGTACTACATTCGGCGAGTTCGCATTTCGTCCAACGACCCGTTGGCCAAAGCAATGCACTCGGCCAAGTTCACTATCTTCCCAGAAGCGACACATTGCGACCCTGCAGTATTTGCCGCCCTCTCTGAGTCGGATAAGCTTGACGTGCTGCAACGATCTGCAACGTGGGTTATCGAGTTCCCGGTAAAAACCTCGGCGGTAAAGCCAGCAAGCGATGAATCGGCGTTGATGCAATTAAGTCGCTATTTCATCCTGCAACGCGAATGGGCCGATCACAACACGTCGATCACCATCAACTTCTCACCTGATGAAGTTGCGGGTATTGTCGACTGCATCTACGAGAACTGGGACGATTACATCGGAGTCTCTTTCTTGCCGCGATTTAGCACAGCGTACCCGTTGATGCCCTACGAGGAAATTAACGAGGAAGAGTACACGCGACGTCAAGCTCAGATTGCACACATTGACGGTGACTACATCACCAAAGCCTTGTCATTTTACGAACATCCCGTAGAAATTGACGAAATTCTGGATGCCGATTGCGAGGGTGGTGCTTGTCCCATCCGATAGCTGACAAAATTATAATGACATTTGTAGAGGATACTATGCAGTTTGTGCGTAGTATCCTTTATGTTTGGAGGACAAATGGCTAAAAACCGCAGGTTTGATGAGATTTTGAAAGACTATTCAGATAAATACGATCTGGCTACGCTTTCCTCGCCGAATGACCGCGCTAACTTAGAGATGCTTATTAACAATCAAGTAATTGTGGAAAGCATTCAAAGTAAACTGCAGGAGGTCGCCGAAGACGACCCAGTGGCCAACATTGAACTAGTGCAGCGTTTAGGCTCTGCACTGAAAGACATGATTGAGCGCAATCTGCAATTAGAGCGTGCCTTGGCTCTAGACCGTAAAACACGCAACAGTTCACAGTCTGAATCGGTTGCTGATTACATCGTAAACTTGAAGCAGATTGCACAAGATTTTATTGAGCGGCGACTAATTAAACTCTATTGCCCTTCCTGTAAAATTTTGCTAATGCGCTTTTCAAGCGTGCATGATCACAACCCGTTCTCAATATCGGTGAAATGTACTCAGTGTAGTCAAGACGTGATTGCGGCTCGGGAAGAAAAAGACATTTTCTTCGACATTAAAGACAGCGCGTGGCGTAAAAAACATCGGTACAGTGTAAGTCTTCCTAAGGAATCGGGCACATCGATGGAGAGCAGCGACGAAGAGGAGTTCATTATCGACGAGGAGGAGTCAGATGCTTAAAGAGAAAATCAACGAAGCTGAGTTGGCTCTTCTAGAGATTATTGAAGATCCCGTCTGGTTAAACGAGTTTTTACGCAGCACCAATAATGGCGACATGAACCGCATTAATTGGCCTCCGGAGGAATTTACGTTTCGCCCTTATCAGAAAGAAATTCTTTCCGATCAGACAACAAGTGTGGTGGTTACTGGCGGTCGAGCTATTGGTAAGTGTCAGCCCGCAAGTGCACGTATTTTTACGTCAGAGGGGTACAAGCGTATTTCTAAGCTATTAGGTAAACCGTCAATTATTACGTACGGTTACGCAAACGGTCAGTTCACTCAGCGGCGAGCGTTCATTCGCCCTGATCGCTGGAAGAAGTCATGGTCGCTTACGACTAACGGCGGAAAAATACTAAAGGCCACTGACGTACATCCGATTCTGACTCCCCATGGGTATGTGCTCATGGGCGATCTGGTCATCGGCGATCTAGTAGCCGTGATGAACTGGCTCCCTAGCGACCACTGTATCCTCGACACAATGTCTTGGGCCGAGCTTCGCATACTCGGCTACATGGCTTCCGGATCTGTCTACTTTAAAGCAACAGGGGCAATTAAGCCACGGTTTAAGAAAGTTCGTGAAGAGTTCAAAGAGATCTCGCGGCAGCTGTACTTGGAGTATAGCGAAACAGACGACGGGGTCATTCGTTTAGATCGATTCAAGGCCGGTGGCACCCGTCACTACGTCAACCAGCTAAAAATAGAATTGGGCCTGTTTGGTAAAGACAGCCGCAAAGTATTTCGCCTTGGTTGGCTGAAAACACAAACATTGAAGAACATTCAAACGTTTATGGAGGCGGCGTATGCCCAACACGGCGAATGCTCACAAAATTCAGTACGGATTAAGCTTCACAATTGGAGCTACGTACAGGATTGGCAGGAACTGTTGCTGTACTTCGGCATCAAGACTAACGTAACGCTCTTGGCCAAACACACCGATGAGCATCATCGATTCGACATCGATGACTCTGTGTGGATGGTAGAAACCGCTAATCCGGTCTACGCACGCATCTTTTGGAGTAAGTTTAAGCTCCCCGGTATATATGCCGCGCTACGCCCACCTGATGAATATCCTGAAAAATACTCTTGGGAGCCGATCGTGGCCAAGCAGCGACACGGCATGCAACGCACGTACTCCGTGCATGTGTATCATGATGAAACTTACATCAGTGAGGACATCATTGTGCACAACTCGGTAATTCTGGAAGACTTACTGACGTACCAGATTCTTAATTCAAACATTGAGTTCCCGCGTACACCTGAGCAGTTACTGGTTACGCCCAACACTAATCAGCTAACCCCTATTCTAGATAGACTTATTCTAAAGTTTACTACTTCCCCAATGCTAAAAGACTTTCTTAACAACAACGTCAATCGGTCTAAGGGTACAATGGACTTTAAGATGGGTGCCCGTCAGCACAGGTTAAACGCTCGTATTGCTGGTAGTAAGGAAGCAAACAACTTGGTTGGTTTGCACATACCAAAAGTAATTGGAGACGAGTTTCAGTTGTTCCCTATGACGGCCTTTAACCAACTGCAGCCGACTATCAACACGTGGGAGAGTAAGACACAGGAGCTGTATGTAGGCGTGCCTAACGGCATGCGTAACACGGCGTTGTACGTGCTTGATATAAAGACACCAAAGTTTAAAAAGTATCGCATTCCAGCCCCAAACAATCCGTATTTTACTAAGGCGGACTGGGATGACGCTATTCAAAAGTATGGCGGCGAGTCTGAGGACATTTTTCAACAACTGGTACTGGGTAAGCACGGTAGCCCATCGTTTCAGGTACTTTCTCGTGATCAAATGAAGTTGATTCCAATTGACTTCTACAGTCACAAGTACACGCAGTCCGAAAAGGAAAAGGGACGCAGCTACAAAGAATGTTTACCCATTCATCGAAACAAAGACGCTGATCAGGTAGTGTTTGCCATCGACACGGGG